TGGGTTGAGGCGAGGCCGAAAACCTCAACAGGTCCGGTATCACGACTGAGTGCGTTACTCCGGCAGGCCCGGTACCTACATTGAAGCTGGGCCGTTCGGCATACCTACATTGCTGGCGTTCAGGAATATACTGAACCCAATGGCCTTACGCGAGAGCAACTGGCAGTGCCCGCCGTACTACGACCCGCGAACCGGCGAGCGGCCGTCCGAAGATAGCATCAAAGGGTGGCTGGGCGAGGGCATCGAACAAGGGCGCACGCACCTGAGTTCGCAGCGCGCGTTCCCGTTTCTGGATAAATCCATCGACTTGCTTTGCGGGCTGGAGGAAGACCCGGTTCCGAAGTCGCTCTCGGACGTGAAGGTTAACCGCATCCGCCGCAATATTCGCGAGTCGGTTGCCACCTTGAGCAATTTGCGGCCGGGCTGGGGCTACAAGAACGACAACCACAGCTACGACGACCAATGCACGCTGCTGACGAAGACGTTCCGCTCGTGGTGGTCGAGCGGGCATCCGCCGCAGGCGATTCGGGAGGGGTTGCAATGGACGGCGGTGGGCGGGATCGGTTACCTGAACCCGGTCTGGCGGGTGGATATGAACGGCTTCGGGCGCGGCGATATTGCGCTCAACGTGTATGGGCCGCGGGAAGTGTTGTTCGTGCAATTGCCGAAGGATCACGATATCCAGCGGGCGTACGTTGTCATCATCCTGGTGGAGACGCCGATTGCGATGGCGCACGCCATGTACCCGGAGTACTCCGACAAGATTGCACCGTCGCGCGACCGGCCGGCGAACATGAAGGCGGCGCAGTCGCGCGTGCAGCGCTATCTGTCGTACGTGATGAACCGCTTCGGGCCGGGCGGGCGCGGCAAGGAAGAGGAAGAAGTCATGTGGCCGGTGGTGGACATCGCGCACGCCTACATCATGGACACCTCGATCAACATGACGGCCAAGACGATTCAGATGGGGGAGCCGGGGACCTCGTGGGAATACGAAGTGCCGGCGTACGGCGCCGAAACGCCGTCGGGAATCAACGACCCTTCGACCGGGCAGATGCTGATGCGCAAGGTGACGCGGGAAGAGGCGATGCTTTTCCCGATGCGGCGCAAGATAATTGCGGCACTAGATTCGGGCGGCAACCCGCAGACGGTGATGTACGACGGGACGGCCACCAACTGGCACCGTCAGGTGCCGCTGATTCCGATTACGCTGGACAGGTGGCCGTGGGAGCAATTGCCGTTCGGACTGGCGCACGATGCGTGGAGCATCCAAAAAAGCAACGACCGGATTCTGCGGGCGATCGACGATTCGATCAACGCCAACTTGCGTCCCAAGATGCTCTACGACGAAGGACGGTTGGCGAAGACCTTGGCAGATGCAATCGATTTTCGGTCGGCGGACGGGTTGTGGGTTCCCGGCAACCTGGATATGGGCGATGTGGTGAAGCCGCTGATCGATCCGAGCAAGATGCAGGTGCCGCAGGGCGCCTACGAGCACGTCCAGAAGCAGGAGCAGCGGATGGACTACCTGATGGGGGTGAACGACCTGACGGCGCTGGCCAAGGCGAAGCAGATCCCGGCGTCGGATTCGATCGAGAAGATTCGGGAGATGGCTGGGCCGCTGGTGTCGGACATGTCGCATGGGATCGAGATGCTGACGCTGACGCCGTTGGGCGAGCAGATGAAGTCGATGTTTTTCCAGTGGTACAACGCGCCGCGGCGGATGCAACTTTTGGGGTTGGACGGGGTGACGGAGGAAGACTGGGATTTCCAGCCGGGAGATTTGATACCGTCGCACCTGCCGGGCGAAGACACCGGGCGCAGCAGCCGGATGCCGATGTGGCACCGTGCGAAGTGGCATCAGAACAATTTCTATTTCCGGGTGGTGCCGCACTCCGCGCACCAGATCACGCAGACCGGCAACCAGTTGAAGGTATTGCAGTTAATCAAGAACGGAATACCGATCAACCCGTGGTGGCTGTGCGAAATGTTCGATCTGGACTTCGGGCCGAAGCCGGAAGGTGTGCCAGAAAACAATATTGCGCTGGCGTTTGCATGGCAGGAGATGAACGCCGAGTTCAAGGCCGAGATGATGCAGAAGTTCGGTGGCGGGCAACCGGAGAAGGGCGGGCAGCGGGGCCGGCCGCCGAGCAATCAGAAGCCGCCGCAGTTGGTGGCGAAGGACGGCGGGGCGCGGAGCACGGTGAAAACGTCGTAAACTTAAACGCTGCTGTCGTCTAGGAGCCGCCGGTGATACGTGACCGGGGAACGGGACTAGGACGCCTCCACCGGGGGAAAGATTGGGTGAGACTCCCATTCGGCAGCCGTGTTGAAAAACAAGCACTTGACTCCAGTACGGTAATGGGAGTACTGTTTTCTTAAGTTTCCCGTCATGGGAAGACTAGTTCCGAGTGCTGATAGCGAGCGCTGGTGAGGTTACCCAGCGGCAGAGCGGTCGGGAAAGGAGCAGCCATGTTTGAGACTCGTGAAGTCGCAAATCGCCGGGGCCGTAAGCGCGGCAAAAAGCGGTAAGAGCCTGCCAAGTTAGCCGGGCAGCGGCACCTCAATTTCGTGGCCGAGTTGAGGTTGGCGTTGCCCGGCGGTTTAGCGCAAGCGTCTTGAAGCGGTCGAAGACAAGGAGCGTTCCCATGCGGAAACATAAGCGTGGCGCACGCGGAAAGGGCCGGGGCGTCCTTCGGACCACGTTCCAGGCACCGATTGCGAAGCGGCACGGCGGTAAGCGTAGCAAACGATGAGCATTGACTGGACGGAAGTAGACCGCGCGACGAAGGAATATCTGGAATCGTTACCTACGTCTCCAGAACTGACCTTGGAAGAGTGGTGTGCGCGACCGATCCAGGAAGTGTTTATTTACGAAACCGAGACATGAGTCCAGCACCGCAAGGACCGCCGCAAGTTCCGCCCATGCCGGGAGGACCGGCTGGGGGAGACGCAGGGGGGCCGCCCGAAGGGGCATCGTCTCCCGAAGGGTTGCTCGGGCCTGACAGTCAGCCCACTCCGCAATCGCCGACGGGGCAGAGTCAGGAAGAGATCGTGAAAGCGCAGATGCGCCGGTTCCACGATCTGGAGCAGCAGGCGATGGCGATGTCGTCCACGTTCCCGGCGGTTGCCGCGGAGATGCGTGGAATCAGCCAGTTGTTGCGGCAGGCGATGGCGAAGGTGGCTACGCAAAGCGGCCGGGGGCAGGAGCCGCCGGCGCCGCGAGGGCAGGCGTAATGCAGAGTTGCGAGAGGCCCGCGACCGGACACCGAACGCAACAGAACCCTCCGATAACCTCTACTCAGGACCGGATTTAACCCATGCCCCAACAACCCCAGCCGGAAGATTTCGATTTGAAGCAATGGCTTGCCGAGATAAAGGCCGATAGTGGCCTACCCGACGATCAAATTGCGGAGATGGAAACCATTCTCGGCACCGACAAAGCAAAGACAGCTCTGAAAAAAAGCGTGAGTTTCCAGAAAGACTACACCCGGAAGACGATGGAGGCTGCCGAATTGCGCAAGCAGGCGGACGCCGACAAGGCTGCGCTGGAGCAGGAGAAGCAGCAGTTGCTCCAGTGGCAGGCTGGGGTGCAGTCGCAACTGGACGACGCCTACAAACAGTACCAGGAGTCGAATATCTCGGCGGCCACGCTGAAGGCGAAGGTGCAGACGATCGCCGGCCGATACGGGATCGATCCCAAGGAACTGCTGGAGGGCGAGCTCCCGGCCGAAACGCAGCCGACTAAAGGAACCCCGGTGGCGAATATCGATGTGACCAAGTTCGTGACTGCCGACGAGCTGGATAAGCAGTTCGGGCGGCTCAAGTCGATGGATAGCCGCATTCAGGCGCAGATTTGGGACTTGGGGGTGGAGCATCAGAAGCTGTTCGGGACTCCTTTAGAAAACGTGAGTGCGATGGTGGATGAGGCGTTAGGCTCTAAGGAGCCGATTACGTTGCGTGCGCTGTGGGAGAAAAAGCACAACGTCCAGGCGAAACGGGATGAACTCCTGCGGGCGCAAATCCATCAGGAGGAGCACGAAAAGGTGGATGCGGAGCTGCGGACGAAGTATTCGGCGCAGTCCGCGGACGGCCAGCGTGCGTTCATGCCGCAGATGCCGCAGAGCGAGGCGTACAAGAAACTGATGGGCGATGCCAAGATCCCCGACCGCAACGGGTCGGACAAATCGATGGCGCGCATAGCCCGAGCCACGCAGGCTTGGGACGATACTTTGGCGGGTAAGGGTTAGCCTTTCACGTGCGTTTCACGTGAAACAAGGCAGGGGCATCCAGCCGACTCGATAGGAGTGTTGGATGGCCGATCCACTTTTGGACCCTCTAAACGCGACTACCCTGAAGACTATCTATCCCGATGCCGTGGAAGACCTTCTCTTCCTCGACGCGCCGTTTCTGGCGTATATCCGCGGATCGAAAGCCTTCCGGCCGTTTACCGGTGGGGTCATGGACCAGAACGTGTTTCTCTACCGATCACTGCTTGGCGGACGGTACACGCCGGGCACGAATTTCTCCCTGGTAAAGCAGCAGACCGTGGGTGCCACGCAGTTCACGCCGCGCTACTACCAGACAACCATTGTCGAGTACAAGGAGACGCTACAGGTCATCAACAAGGGGCCGGCGGCGGTCTTCAAGCTGGTTGACATCGACATGCAGAACGCCATCCAGACCATCAGCGCAATGGTGGCGGTGGATCTCGGACTGAACGGGCAGACGGGTGCCCGATCCGGCGAGGCCATCAACGGCTGGACCGAAGCTATCAACCCCGGCGATGTGCCTTCCTGGGATGGGAATATCTACACCACGTACGGCGACCAGGCCAGAAACGGGGCTATCAGCAACAAGCTGAACGGCAACGTGTACTGGTGCGGCAATCCGGACGGCACGACGGCGCCGATCACGTATACCGCCCTGGTGGAAATGTATATGCAAGCGACTCGCGGGCGCGAGACTCCGAATCTTGGGGTGATGAACAAGGCGGTCATGGCGTACGTGCTCGAAAAGATCCAGACGCAGCAACGTTTCGAGCAGATACAGGACCCGTATTTCGGCCAGCGGGCGTTCAAGTTGCAGGACGCGAGCATGCTAGTGGACGAGTATTTCCCCAGCAAGCGATACGGGCAGAACGACCCGATCTTGGGCAACTGGCTGACGGGCACGATCGCCTACACGGCACCGGCGACGTTCACGGCGCAGGCGGTCAACTTCCCGACGACCAACGTGACGCTGACGGTGGGCGAGGTAATCGCTTTCTACAATATGCGCAAGTGGTTGTTCAAGCTGTCGGACGATCCGGAGTTCGGCTTCGGCTGGAGCGGTTTTGTACCGGCCCAAGATAATACAAGAGTTGCGGGTCAAGTAAAAGCTGCTCTTAACCTCGAATGTCTCGCTCCATGGGCGAATGTTCAAGGTTACGGGATTGGAGGCTAAACG